GTTTCTATAGAATCATACAAGCGTTGTGCGTTAGCACGTTCTAGCTCAAACTCTTTAGTAGCTTTATCTGCTTTCTTCTTAATACGTTTTAAACAGATACCTACTACTTTCCTGTGAGTCTTATTAGCAAGTTTAATAATAGTTTCTTCTATTGGTTGTTTAGTCATAACTTCCTCGTTAATTTAATGGTAATTCGGGTGTATTAATACCAAGGTTATTAAATATTCTACCTCGGTGCGGTTTCATAGTGTAGTCAGATGAACTAGGGTCAGTAATAACTACTACAGAGTTATCTAAATCTACCATGAAATTTCCTGCATGTGTATCAGATAATACAGGGCACATAGGGTGTTCTAGTACTTCTAATACCTGATTAACTATTGCATTGCCCTTCTCTACTCTAGCTTTATACATAGGACTAGTATAACCCCATTGGACTATCTCCATAGCGTCACGTACAGCATCATAGTACTTATGTATATCAATATCTACATCAGCATTACAATCACGTACCTCTGTCCATTCAAAGTCGTATTTATCTATTAAAGCAACATAAATACCTCTAGTGTATTCTTGAGCTGTACCGAAAACAATATCGTGAACGACTGGTAAAAATGGATAGTCTTTTCCGTCTTGGTGTAGCATCATGCTAAACGCTGCCCACGATAACCACCCGTCTCGCATTATATCACCTTTACCTCCAGCACCATGCCCAACTTTAATAACGTAGTCTGAATTAAAGGGACAAGCAATTACGATACTGTAATGACCGCAGCCTAAAACAGTATAACCTGATTCAATTAGATATTGTTTTAATGCTGGAAAACTAGTTTTACCGTATTCACAGTACGTAGCTTCTGTACCATGATATTCATAATTAACGGCTACTCTTACACAATCGTCTAGGTTATCAAACCACTGTTGTACATCCCTAGCCATAGCGTATAATATGTCAGTGTATTGTTTTTCCATTATTAGTACTCCGTAGTTAGTCAGGCTGTTAGCTAATTATCTCATTTACCTACGGACAGTAGCACCTGTGTTATGTTCAATTGGCTGTTATGTTACCCTAGTTAATATGCGATTCCATCATTTAAAGTACACCTGCTGTATGTACTCACCAGATTCAATTAGGTATCCATTAAGCTACAAGCTTACGTATAGCCTCTACCTTATCCAAATCAAGCTCATCACCATTTTCTATAGCTTTTGAAGCACGTTTGATAATAGTATCTATAGCCTTATCTAGGTCAAATGGTACGTATTCCTTTTCTGGTTTAAACTCCCAGAACGGAGTTACAGTTGCTTCCTCTACAAGCGTAGTACTAGCTTTATCAAACTTGAATTGTTTAGTCTTAGCATCATAATCAAATTTACCGTGTGCTATAAACCAGTCACGTAAAGCGTTCTTACGTGCTAAGCTAGGTACAGCTTGCACTAGTTTTTCAGCTAATGTAATATCTCCATGCTTATCAGCGTGTATAAGACAAGATACAGCAGCTACATGTATATCCTTTTCGAGGGCTTTACCACGTTTACTAATACTAGCTATAGCGGTATTGATTGCACTTGCACCAGTTAATAATTTTAATTCTACTTTAGTCATAATAATCTCCATTGTTATAAATTAAACGTTAGGTATGTTAACCCAATAACAACACCAGTCAACCTACTATTAGAATCCACGTTAGGGCATCAAATAGGCTCACTGGTAACGTTATTTAACTTTTAGCTAGTCTAACCTACACTCACAACAATTCAGCTTGCTATCGCCTCCTATGCCACTTGTGCCTCATTCATGTATACACGTCTGGTATATTAATTATATAGCTCTGTCTTTATCCACCTATTACGGCTTTAACTAATCCACTAACTATCGTGTACTATACTGGTATACATTTACACCTGTACACTAAACTAGTAAGCTTATAGTAACTACTCTATAAAACACTTCTTTAGACTATTTTCGGGTTGTTGTTTGTCACTCCACCCATACAGAGGTTATATTGGACTAGATACACCTACATTACGCACTACGTGCCACTGCGCCGACAATCAGTATTACAACTGCATCACTTGATAAACCTATGGTCTATACCAATACGCTAGTATATTGGCTATTTGTTCCTGTATAGCTTTCGGACTGCTACCTATAGCGTTAACCATAAGCGTTTACTATTCGCAGTACATAAAGTACTTTCATACTCACTATACAAGATAAATACTTTCTTACTATTCTTACCGTCCAATATGGGCTGGCTAGCTTTATCTTATATTATCTTATACTATTTAATAACTAATGTAAAGAACTATTATTAAACCTAGTATAAAACCTATTTTACAACCTAGTATAAATTCTTTTAACATATCTTGTTACCTTTATTAGTATAATTAATTTAAACTTGTTAGTAGTGTACTATAATATTCAAGATTATATAAAACATGTAGTAACATAAAGACACTAGCTGTCCATAAACCTATTGCTAGACCTAGTAGAAAATCTTCTATCATCATCTTCATAGTATCACCTTTATTAGTATAATTTATTTTAATTAACTGGTCAAGTATTTATTTTTGTAGAGCTTAATAATACTTGTTTCATTGCTCTTGTTACTAACCATAATAAACTTTGTTCTTATTGTCAATAACTAACACTACTAAGTTATAATATTAATAAAATCACCACCATCTATTACACGTAACTCACCTGTTATATAAGGCTTTACTAATTCATGGTTAATATCCCCATATATCTTAACATCATCAGATTTTGGTATCCTACGTAGTTTAACATTTATGTTAAGTAACTTGAATAATCTTCTAATGTCATTTAATGTTTGATAGTCATTCATACTAATACTATTATTTATTAATGTCTATATTTACTATATTTACTATATTTCTTGTTTGTTATGCTTAAAGTATATAGTTAAACAGTGCATAGGCCTGATTATAATAAATATAAATACATATTGCAAGTAATAATTTAAGTATTTATATAAATTAATATAGATATTCTAATTTATACTTATAATACAATAACTTGTTATTAATATAAATAACTCCCCTATTACATAGTAAAGTAATAACAGGTTAGTATCTGTTTCAAACAAATTGTAAATATGTTAGTATTTACTTTGTATTATACTATTATTATAAGGTTAGTATAACTAATATAAGTACTAATAGAGTACTATAGATAATAATATAAATAATACTTGGTTATAATAAGAATATAGTATAAGATAATACATAAGATAAATAAGATAGTTACTTAATTAAATAAAGATAAAATAAAGATAGTATCTGAATAGAATAAAGATAGCTAGTAAGATAACATAGATAAATAAAGATAGTATCTTAGATAAATAAAGATAGATGCCCTAGCACAAACAAAAGAATAACTATATGAACTAAGTATAACTAAGATAATACTAGATAACACAATCGAAGATTGATTATACTAGGTTAATACTAAGATTAATCCTATGTATAAAACAAGTTATACTCGTGCTTAAGTGGGTATACGGGGAAACAGGCGGGTATATATTAATAAAAGGGCTCTCGTATAAACAACCCATTTTTATGATTTAGCCTATAATACAACTGTATTAACCTGTATTGCTCTAAATAGCCCATACAAGCCCATACAGAGCAATCTGTACTCTCATGTATGATTCCCTTCGAGAGTATCTATTTCGTTTTCTGTGACCTCCTGAGTGAATCTGGTGGGTAATAGAAGAGGACACAACTATTACCCATAAGTAGACCGAGCTGTTACCAACCCGGTCGTATCTGTTTAGCTTGGAGTGTATTCCGCAGAACCGTCTACTACTTCCCATTTGTCAGTAGCAGCAGAACCATGTGCAAATACTAGTCTGTAGTCACTAGAACCTGCATCACGTACTACAATCATACCTGCTGTTTTACCAAAGCCACCATCACCTAGTCTACCCGGTGATTTAACATTACAAGCTGCTGTAGCGTCTGTTAGGTCCGCAGCAGGGACTATACTGAAATTACCCATTTTAGGGTATTGATTAGCTGAACTCATATTGATTTCCTCTTATTATTGATTAGAATATTGATTCAAGTGCGTTTAGTGTAATGTATGCTGAACCTGCTATAAGAGCATCAGCCTCATCTACTATATCCATAGTAAAGGTTACATTCTCCGCTGTAGGTACAGTTAGCTCATAAGCAAATGCTTCTTTAACTGTAGCGTTCTCAGCAGCAGTAGCATCGAAATGCGTTCTGAATATCTTAGTAACAAGAGCACCAGTGACACTACCTGTAATAGCTAGTCTTGGAGCTGTATGGTTACTTACGTTACCTTCGGCAGCACTAGTACCAGTAACTATGTATTTACCAGCAGCTAAGCCTGTTATAGTTTGTACAACTCTACCAGCAGCATCATTACCGCCATCAGTAGTTAATAGACCAGCGGAGTACGTACTATGTGCACCTACGGTCCATGTACTTAGATTCAACGGTGTATAGCTTGCAGAACCGTCAGCAGCTCTCCATACATCAGATGGCTCACCACCTGTAGCAAATACCATAGAGTAATTTGAACTACCTGCATCACGCATAGCTAGCATACCAGCTACTTTACCTAATGGGTTTGGTGAATCTCCTATACGGCTAGCACCGACTCCCTTTATATTAGCAGCAGATTGCATATCTAGCAAATCAGCAGCAGGTATAATAGGAAGAGTTCCTAATTTTGAATAACTCATATTATGTCCTTATTTTAATTTTAATTTAGTTACAACTTTCTCAGCACTACGTCCCATGATATAACCACCTAAACCTATTTTGATTATACCAAGTAGCTCTAGTTCTATAGCTTCTGTTACTCCGGGAGCAGTCATACCTAACCATTTGGCTACTATTAAGCCTACAAAGGTTAGCATAGTTAGTGGTCGCCAGCTTCTTTGTAACCAACTACCTCCTTTTGCTTCCGAGATTATCACTGACATAGACGCCTCTATGTGCTGTAGTTCTCCTTTCTGTTGCTGCTCAAGTAAAGCAGCCTTTGCCTTAGCCCTTTCTGTAGGGTCAGGGATAACTTTATCAATTATCTTCTCGCCTATAGAAAGGATTTGACCTATTCCTATCATTTTAATACCTCCTTAACCTCAAAGTTAGGACAAGTTTTTGTATCTGTAAAGTCTCTGTGCCCGTAAGGCTTCATTTCCTTGAATATTCCAAGTAAACTAGCATATAACTTACGTAGAGCATCAAATTGCCACGTCTCGAATTGGTCACGACCAACCAAGCATACTCCGATACTGTCAGAATTATGTCCATAGCAGTGTGCTCCAGCAGTCCTAACAGGTCTTCCGGAGTGTATCCTACCATCACGGTCTATTACGTAATGGTATCCAATATCTGACCAGCCGTTACCGTTAACGTGCCAGTCTTTTATGTCCTCTATGGTGACATCTCTGTCATTTGGTGTATCTGAGCAATGGACAATAAACTTAGTTATTGTCCGCATTTGCCTCTTTCCTTTTAGCAGCGTCTCTTTCTGCTAGTTTCTTACGATAATCTTTATCTTCCTTGAATTTAAGCTCAAGATGCTCTTTACATATCTCTATAACTTCTAAAACAAGCTCTTTCTTCTTTTCATCACCTGCTATTCTAGATGCAGCGTGTAACAAAGCTTTCTTTACGTCTTTAGTTACTCCGAATCTATCAGTAGGGAATACTATTAAAGAAGGATTAGCAGAAATACCATGGTCTATCTGTTTCTGACACTCTTTGTACTTAACTTTAACTCTAGTCTTAGTAGATTTCTCCTCTGGGAAGATAGTAGGCTTCATTTTCCTAAAGAAAGCATTAGGGTCGATTTCTTCTTCCTTATCCTCTTTAGTTTCCTGTACTGTATCTTCAATTACCTCCTCAGTGCTCTCAGGAGCTTCTGTAGTAGCTTCTTTTACTTCTTCGGTAGGTTGGACCTCAGAGGAATCTAAACCTAGCTCAGAGGCAAGCTCTGTAGCTTTATCGTCAGTCTTAGGCGTATTGTCTTTCTTTGTGCCCATTACGTTCTCCTTTTAAATTTATTTAATAAGTTAGGACTAGGATTACCATGTCCTAAAACAGGTCTTCCATTACCCAACGGATTTTTCATTAATCTTTGGTAATTTTCATTCTTTATCTTAGCAGCAGCTTTTTCAGCATCTAATGTCAAAGCATCTACCCAGTACCTACATGCACCTGCAAGGGCATCTAAGCGGTCATCATGGACTAAACTTCCTTTATCTCTAGATAACCTAGCCATCTGAAAGAATAAGCTGTACGTAGCCCGTTTCTCTGTAGGATAGCGTTGAACAGTATCCCAATCAGATTGTATTATCTCTGGGTCTATAATTAATCTATTACTAGATATAATAGGCTCAAGGATATCAATAATCCTAAGCTCTTTCTGACCAGATTCCCATACCTCTTCTATACCAGCCTTATGACCGATTTCATCTAAAGCCTTTTGTAGCTTTGGTCGCCATATATGCATAAATGCACCGTTACCGAAGTTTTGCTCTATTTGAATCATAGTAGGTTTATTCTTCACTACTACTTTGTTTAAAGCAGTAAGCTTATCCTCAGTATAACCACCGGGGAATCCACCACAGTCTACTAAATACAATCTACCAGCTAAGAATTTAACCACAGCGTACGCAAGCTCGTCTCCGTTCTTACCACCGCCAGCAGGGTCAACATACATGCTAGTTCCAGTAAAGAAACCGTACTCTTCTCCGGTACACTCTCCCTGATAAAACTCTTCCTGTAAAGGGAATCCCTGTGGAGGAAATATTTTTCTATCTGGTGTTCTAGCCCAGTTAATATTTAAGCTAGTACGCTCAGCTTGTGTATGTAAGAATATTAAATCCTTACATTTAAGCGGATACCTATCTGCATCCATGAGCTTAGTATCTAGCATATGCTGTAGTTGGAAGTACGCTTTACCTTGGTCGATTTCCTTAGAAGTAAGCTTATCTTCTCCTAACAGTACAGGGTCTACAGGCTGTCCTCTGTCTCCAGTAGGACCACCACCAGATTGTAAATCCGGATTTTGTAGTAGCCTATTCATAATAATAGGAGCTAAGAACTCTTGATAATTAGGTAGTTCTTCTGCTGTAGGGTATCTACCTGTCCATATTCTAACTTGGAATCCACGACTAGGTAAACTGTTATAAACAGAATCATTAGTCTGTGGTGTACCTAGATATATTATATCACCAGTAGAACATATTGAGATAAAATCTTTAGTAAGGTCGTTAAGCTTTTCACGCTGCACAGCAGTAAGCGAGTTCTTTTTAGATTCGATATCATCTGCTATAAGCACGTCAGCACGATATCCTTGCATATTTGCAGTAATACCTAAACAAGCTATACTAGGTGATTTATCAAATCCTTTAAGTGTATGGTGTACATCGAACGCCTTAACCGAAGCCCTGTCACCAGCACTTGTATCTGGTCGTAGACACTCTAATTCTGGCATATTCTGTATTATTTGTACAATCCAGCTAGCTATCTGAGTAGCTACATTATCACCAGCGGATATAATTAATATCCTAGTCTTAGGGTCATGTATTATACGCCATACAGCGTAACATGCAGTAATAGTAGTCTTAGCCTGACCACGTTGTGCTTGTATCATTCGGTACAAGTCACCAGTCTCTAGAAATTCAGCAATATCCATTTGAATATCTGTGCACTCAAATCCTAAGAACTCTGTAGATACATCATAATAGAAATCAGTAAACTTCTTATAATGCTCTTGGAGTAGTCCTAAGTCATGCCATTTCTTTGTAGCTAATACTAACTCGTTTTCATTCATTTGTCCTCTCTTTAGTATTAATATACATTATCGTAGGTATCCGCAGATACCCACTGTAATACATACTAATCCATAGGTATAACATTACCTATACGCTTTTTATTACGTTTATTCTGTAACCTCTCCTCAAGTTCTGACATATCAGAGTTATCTTCTATAACACAAGTTATTGAATTATCTTTAAGGAATTTAGTTACAGCGGTTAGTAGTGCTGGGTTATTACCAGCCGATTTACTTAAATAATTTATCACGTCATTAGGTAATTCTTCACCGTACTCATCTAAGAGTGCCTGTGCTTGGTCACTAGCTTCTAATGCATCTAGCATAGATTTAGCTACACGACCATGTAGTTCACCTAATAACTTATCAGTTGCTTTACTCATAAGCCTCCTATATACCTAAACGGGTTTTCATCTCCGTAAATATAGTTGGGTAGTTTTCGATTATTTTAGCCATCTTGTGTGCGTCATCATCAGACATTGTGTTAAAGCTTCTTATGTCAAAGAAGCAATTAGCCGACTTAACTGCGTCCATCGTCCACGTAAGCGATGGGTAAACTTGACCGCCCTCTATTGGAACTATAAGGTCATTCACTGTATGGTAATGATATACCGGACCAGTGTACTCAAAAGTGTCATCTGCTATATAGCAAGCTGACAATGTATTAATACTAGCAAATGGAAATTTACTAAGATACGCAGCAAGTTTGTAACACATCATACCACCGTTAGAGTGTCCAACAAGATGTACTTTAGTTAAGTCAATCTCAGGATAGTCTTGTACAAGTTGATGTATAAGGCTATGTAAATACGCTACATCTACGTCTTGATTCCCGGCTTTCCATAGTTTTGTACTATCAGAGCTAGGGTATACTACATAGGATTCAGTGAATACTTCCTCTAGTTTAGTCGCATTTTGCATAAAGCTAGGAGTACCGAAGCCACCGTGTAGTACAAGTACTAGAGAACCATTAGATGTAGTTGGCTCAAATACTAAATTTGTTCTATTTATAAAAGGGTAGTCCATTATGATATACCCGTCAATGTTATTTCTTTATAAAGTATAGTACATGTAAGCGTACTAAGATAGTACCATCAATCGCTCTATTGTCTTTTGTTAGTTTCTTTTTTGCCATTATTCTTATCCTTGTTCTCTTTATAAAGCTTTATACGTTCTATTACAGAATCGTAAGCTTCTGGTATATCTTTAACTAATCGTGCTATAAGAAGGATGACAGCACCAACCGTCATCCAGTCTATATCTTCAATTGCTAGAACTATACCACAAGTACTATAACTCATACATGAGTCAATTAAGTTACTTCTCATAGTCCTCCTATTTCTTCTTTGTAGGCTTAGGATACCTAGCTTTAATATTATTGTCTCGTGCTACTAAAGCGGAATAACCGTTATCAAGGAAAAATTCCCATTGTTCTTGCCATGTACCACGCTCAGTATTCCTACGACTATATACACTCTTTAATCTCCGCTTATTTTCAGTAGAGTCTAACTCTACTTGACGAGCAGTTATTTCCGTAGGAGTCAGCAGGACTCGTCCTTCATCCGTAAATTTTGTAGGCGTGTCGATAGACACAAAATTACCATTACTTAGTTGCTTCATAACTTGTACCCCTCCAGATATAGCGTACCTGATGCTAAATTACCATTATCAAAATAAAGACGTAATCCATCTAATGCCCGGGCATTAACATCACCACCACCGCCAATAGAATAACGGCTTCCAGCACTAGCAGGGTCATACATATGTAATTGACAGAAACTGTGAGTTCGTCCAGAATTTGTGGGGTCTATAATATCAATAATAAAACTACACCCGTAACTCGTATCGACATGAGGGGAATTTAGTTCAATTGCGTTAGAGCCATTGAAAGAAGTACCTCCGTTCCTATCCTCATAATCGTAATGGTAATTCCATCCAGTGTCAATAACTCCCGATACAAAATGACGTAGATGTAAAGACGCATTGTCTACAGCGGGTTTTACATTTACACCTATAATACGGTATAGGTCATAAGTACTCGTTATGAGGGAAGAACCAAAATCTACCTGCGCATCACTACTTAGGACACGAGTGTCTAATAAAGCTCTATTCGGAGCTGGCACATCCTCATAAGTTAGTAAGGCATCTGGTCCGTTACTCATGAGAAATTTCCCAGCCGTGCCAGCTTGTAATAACTGATGTGTAGTACCATCTGCATTAACCTGTAATAAAGCCCCGGTATCAGTTGCAGTTATACTCGGCAAGCTAACTGCAACAGCACTAGCAGCAGCAGATGATGCACTAGCAGCAGCAGATGATGCACTAGCAGAAGCTTTAGCTGAATAGTGCTTAGCACTGTATTCAGTTCCGTCTACTGTACTATCCTCGGCTTTTGTAGCCCACTCTTTAGCAGCTCCTCTGCCAGCAGTATCTGTTACACCAGTACCACCTATAGCAAAGGCTTTAGAGCTATAATCTGTAGATTCTACTATACCGTCTGTCTTTGTAGCCCAATCCTCTGATTCAGTAGCACTAGCAGAAGCTTCCGAAGCTTTAGTAGTACATGTCGTTACATCAGCAGCAGTACTAGCCACAGCAGCGTTAGCAGCAGTAATAGTCTCGTTTAACTGTCTCATATTAGCAGCATCGGTATCAGCAGTACCATCACCCAGGTTTAATATTTTATAACCGTTCATCTGTATATCTTGAAGGAATCCACCTTCTACACGTCCATCTAAGAACTCATGAACAGCCATTATTGTTTGTAAATTACTCTCATCTAAATTACTTTCCTCTACAGGAACGCCATTAGAGTAATCATGTATTAATAAATTCTTTGGTACAGTCCTAGTAAAGACTATAGACTCGCCATTAGCAGGTACAGTTCCTTGTATATTAACTATACTATCGGATACCCACTCTAATGTTCTGTATACAGGGTCACCAGCTCCATCTACTTCTGAGCCGACTCTGCATGTAACATAATCTCTACGCAAGATGCCCAGAGTAAAATTTAACGTATACTGGACTGTTACACCGTCACCAGTAGCCGTTACGACTGAATTTGCCATATAATTATTCTCCTTGTTACTATGTAATAGGGGAGTTGGTTAAGCTACGTATAAACTAATAGCTTAACCGTGATTTTAATTATCCTTGAGATAATTGAATAATGCAGAAAATCCATACATGTTTCCAACAATAGGAATCGAACTCAATGCAGAAGCTTCTTGCCTATCTATACCGTTAAATGAACCTAGTACAGCTCCCGGTAAATGGAGCATACGATTCATAGTGGGTATAGCTGGAGGCACAGGTATTATACCGTCTGTCGCTCTACCCGGAGGTCCATATTTATTCATACGTAATCCCGGCATACCCATTATTTCTACTAGTGGGTCACTAACCATAGGAAGCCAGCCTGTCGTAGGGGCATAGTTAATTGCTCCTTTAGCTATCTTCTCTGTAGTTAATCTATCTCCTCTGCCTTTAATAATCTGACTAACTGAGTATACTATAGCAGCCATACCTAAATTAAATAATAAAGCTTTAGCTGTAGTACTATCAGCATGTCTCATATTACGTAGAAATTGTTTCTGAAACGCTTGTATAGGAAACATACGAAGCTGAGTCATAAATCTACCAAATTGTTTAGTAGCCCAATAAGGTACTTCTCCCGGTAGATTCTTTTGTACAGCTCTATTAACAAATTGATGCATAGCTAATTTATAGTCTTGTAAGTCATCTGGATTCCACTTATTGAAATTCATAGTGACTTCACCGTCTACTTTAGTTATAACACCTTTATTAATATAATCCTGTAGCATTTCGGTCATAGTATCATCTAGACCAACATCTAGTAGTCTACGTGACGTATTAGCATCTAACTCGCCTTTGCCTAATAACTTGTATAGTTTATGGTTTATAGATGACATTGCTAATCTCTGGCTAAAGGTCATAGCTTGGTAGAACAATGAAGTATGTCCAGATATCTTATCGCCAAACGCTATAGCTTTATAAGCACTATCAGCGTACTGATTTTGTAATACAGTACTTTTCCCGGTAATATCTAAAGCTAACTGGTCATCATGCAAGATATGGTCTTTATCCATAAATATAAAAGCATCGTGTAATTCCTGTACTAAGGGAGTTTTCTTCCCAGTAAAGATAGCCTTCATTTCTTTAGGCATTTGCTTCATAGTGGCTTCTACACCGGACATAAGTATTACGTTACCTAATTCTGTCATTTGAGTTAATCCTAAACTACCTAGCAGGGATTGTCTAGTTAATCTCATAGTGGATAATAATAATGGGTCAACACCCTCCCCTACAGCCCCAGCACCGAAATAGCTAAAAGTAGTCTCTAGTATATCGTTAGCTTTATCATAATCACCTTTAAAACCGTTAGCAGACATTTCATCTTTTATAGATTCAATTATCTCTGTTTTATCAGCTAATTGATAACCTTTACGAGCAAGTGCACTAGTACCGGATACCTTACGAGTATAGTAATGCATACCCTTGTACAAGTCAGGCTCAAGTAAATCTAATAACATTTTATCTGTACCGGGTATCTTAACACGTAAATCTAATTCTATACGATTCTTTAAAAATCCCGGCTTAGCTCTTTCCGCAGCACTGCCTGTAAATGCATCAATAATGGATTGTATTTGTTTATCAGATAGACTATTATTCTTTAAGGTATCTCTTAAGAACTCCTTACCGCCATCTCTTAGTAATCCAATTAAATTAGTATCAATACCTTCATCTAGTGCCTTAGAACGAGTAATAATACTCTTAACAATACTATCCAGTGTCTTAGTATCGACTATAGAACCCTCTGGTAATAGTTTAAGGTAAGATTCACGTAAAGCTGTAACTAAATCTTTTTCTTTAAATTTAGCCATTTGTTCACCACTCCATCGCCTAGAGAAATATCCCGGTCTATGCTCTAAATCTTCTGAGCCTTTTACGGCAGCCTCGCCAGCACGTCCTTTCTGTATATCTATAGCTTTCTTATGCATCTCGTCCATATCATCCGCTAGTTTCTTAACGGATTCATGTACATTATCTAGTCCTTTACCGCCATCATGGTATCTAGTTTCTAACTCTAGAAGAACTTGTCTATTGAAGTCATTATAAGCGTCTCGACTAGTAAACATGTTCTTTGCACGATTCTTTAAACCGTCTGTAGGCTTACCCATATAC